CCATGCGACCCAGAATATCCGTGAACTCCTGGCTCTGTTTGCCGGTCAGGGCCAGCATGACGGACAGCGACTCCATGCCGCCAAAGAGTTGTGCCATTTGCTCAACATTCCCACCTGTTGCCTTTTTAACATCCTGAAGGAACCCGTGTAGACCCTTTGTTTTTAGAGCGGTGGCGTTGAATTCCAGGCCGAGTTTTTCCGTCAGCTTCACCGCTTCCGAACTCGGTTTGATGATTGTTCCCAGTGCTGTCGCCAGACGAGCCGATGCCTCGGAGGTTTTAAATCCGCCTTTCGTAAGGGTTGCCAGCGCGGCGTGCATCTCCACAACCGAAACATTCGCAGCGGCGGCGATCGGCGATATTTTTCCAATAGCTCCAGACAACTCTCCAAAGGTGGTTTTCCCCTCTTTGACCGTCGTGAACATCAGATCGTAGACCTCACCAGCCTTCGACGCTTCCATGCCAAAAGCATTCAGTATAGTCGTACCAGCATCCACTGCCGTGAATGTATCCGACAAACCGGCCTTCGCAGCCATAGCGGCTTTGCCGACAAACTCGATCGCCTGGGCAGGTTTCACGCCCGCGGACAGGGCCTGATAGAGACCTTTCGTTAACTCCGTGGCACTGCCAAGCGCGGCGGGGAGCTTCATAATTCCTCTTTCGAGGCCTTGCATGGATACTTTGGATGTGTCAACAAGGGTCGAAACGTTCGCCATTTCCTTTTCAAAATCCGCATAAATCCCGATCACTTTTTTGATACCCGCGCCAACTGCCACGGCTACGGCTGTCATGGCAACTGCGGCGGCGGCGGAATAAGCCTTCCAGTGCATCTTCATTTTCTTGACCGCGCCGGACCAGGCCTTTTCCATTTTACCTGCCTGCGCGGCGCCGGCGTTCGCGTTGACTTTCATTTTCTTGAAAGCCGCGTCCGCGTTGCCGCCAAATTTCTTCAGCGTCGCGGTGCCTTTGTCGTCAACTTGCAGGGTTATGTATATTTTATTTGCCATGCGCTTTCGCCTTCGCCTTCGCATCACTCGCGTCGGTTACGATCCCGTGGATGGTGATCAGGTTATCCAATAGCCTCACCGCCTCTTCCTGTGTCATCTCCAGGCTGTGTATCTCAAACACGAGCTCCAGGGCTTTGAAGTCGTACACGAACCGGGTGTTGATCGTGTTATACAGGTCAAAAGCGACCCGGTTCTCAGGGGCCAGCGGCACGCCCCATTCGCAGTTTTCACAGTCCTGTTTCCCGTCAATAATGTGGACATCTTTCATGCCCTCCCGAAAGTTCTTGTCACAGATAGAGCATCTATCGATCCCGCTGACACGCGCATTAGCGTGCAGCTCTAACTGCCCTTGGAAGGGTTTCCCGTCTTGCCCTCATCAACCAGGGATGTCGCTCCAGTCTCGTCCATTATCTGGGCGATCGCGTCGCCGGGAAGGCGGAGCTTGTTTTCCATGACGCAGTCTTCGTCTTTTCCGGCGGCGCCCGGGACCCCTTTCCATCCTGTGATGACGTAATCGACAATCAGGTCGTTCATCTTGTCGTCATCGACATCCCAGTATTTCTGGCCCTGGCGGGTGACTTCGCGCTTGCGGATACTCTTTTCCAGTTTCTTGTGTGCCGCCCTGGAATAACGCCGGCAATAAATCTCCGAATCACCAATCTTGACGGTGAATTTTTCGTCCTCTGATACCAGTTTAATAAAGCTCATATTTTTTCCTTTCTATTTATGCGTTCGCCGTGAATGATATCGCGCCGTGGATCTGGAAGCCGATCGCTTCTTTGACCACGTCGCCGACAGACGGGCTGACGCCAAAGCTGTTGAATGTCACCCACGCAATAAAGTGATCGCCGGTCTGGTCCTGATCCGGATCATAGTTGAACAGTTGCAGCAGGTGATATTTCTGCGTGCCGTCGAGACCGTCTTCGAAACTGTCAAAGAAGGAATCAACGCCGATGAAATAACCGTTTGCGCCTCCGGATCCGCCTGCCTGGCCGGGAATGCTTTCCTTCCATTGCTGTCCCATGCGTGAGATATCAGCCATATCCAGCGAAACATCCATATTCCAGTCTGTGAGATAGCCGACCTTCTCCAGGGCAGCCGCCGGAATGTATCCATTATTGCCGGAAACCGTAACAGCAGTCACATTGCCGTCGAACACGGCGCTGCCATTCGTGTTGTTAAGCGTCAGCAGATTCTTGCCGCCGGTATCGCTCCATGTCGGCGGGCTGTTCGGATTGAGCATCCGCATCAGTGCGTCTGTGATCTGCGCCCCGGTGCCGGATTCACTGCAAGCCTCGTCTTTGAGGTTGCCGATTACCCACTGATCGTCAGCTGTATGCCCGGTGGTCGCGCCGAACGTGATCTGTTGTCCGTCTGATAGCGTCTGAGCCTCGCCGGTTATATCAACCGTCTCGGTCCACGCACCGCCGTCTTTGCGCCACTTGAAGGTATCGACCCCGAGGGTGCCGGTACCAACGCCATCGATAACGACCTCGAAATAGGCCGAATCAGCGCCGGAGAAACCAGCGCCCAGGGCAGCATCATTCAGGCCGTTGCCGACAAAACCGTTCGGGCGCAGGCGGTATATAGCCGCGAGTTTCCCATGTTGTGGTGTTGATGGTGATGTCATAATGTCACCCCCTTATGCCGCATCTGTTACAGACAAAGCTCCATCACCCTGGAAGTTCGCCGTAAATTTTACAACATCGCCGACTGCCGGTGAGACTGAAACGCTGGTGATGTAGATGTCCCCGGTAAATGCGTTTGTGGCCCCGTCCAGGAGAAACTTCATATCCTCGAGCTTTGTGCCCGGCGTCGCGGTGATGATGTTGTCAACGATCGCCTTCTGCTCTGTGTTGCCGAGCACAAGTTGTCCGCTGAAACTACCGTTCCAGGATGCCTGACCCGGAAGACCTTCCTTCCAGTGCTGACCCTGCCGTGCCATGTCGGCCATATCGAGTGAAGAATCAATGGACCATCCATCTGTAAAGTCCATCGCTACGTCGTTTTTCTCGATGCGGGCGACCTTTCCGTGAAAAGGTGTCGTATTAAATGCCATTAGTCTTTACCTCCTGTTTTTTTGTTTCTTTTTCCCGTCTTCTCGACGGGTGATACATACTCGTAGATTACATTCCCCTCCAGATCCAGAATCTCATTCAGGGCCTCCGGACAATCCATGCACCCCGGCTGAACGTCCTGGTGCAGGCTGCGCAGGCAGCCGGATTTTCTTTTGCAGGATATCCTGATTATTCCCTTATACGCTTCCATGTGTGTCCTCCTTTCCTGTTATTTTACTTCCATCTTTTCATATCGATATGTCATGACTTTCCTCTGTATATTTACATCCTCGCCGCCCATCCACTCGCTCGCGCCTTCGGCCTGGCAATATGATATCAGGATGTCGGAGATCCCCAGGGCGCTGTCATGCAGGACGGTATCAATATCGTCCCGGATATCGAGCACGCCATATTTTAGCGGGTCGGCCTGGCCGACAATCGGCAGGTCGCCGGTTTGCAGCAGGACATATATGATCACATCCACAAGATAGATCTCCTCCCAGACGTTCGGCTGGGACTTAATCTCTTGCGCAACATTTCCATCTTTCAGGCCGATAGCCGGAAAGCCCGCGCCGATCGGCAGCAGGTTCTCGTCCGGCGTGATAAAGATGTTTGCGTTGGCGACATATGCAAGCCCAGACGCGGCCCTGAGATATGTCTGTATGGCCTGGATGAGTGCTTTCATACTTTTTCACCCCGCATTCTGGCGTCAAAACTGTTTTTGATATTTCGTGCAATTTTGTCATAACCGCCTTCGTGTTCTATTATTGCCTTAACAATATCCCGCCCGGGGACCAAACCGCCGGTTGTGCGTTTTCGGAGGTGAATGCCGGCGCGATGCAGGACTTCTCTATGTCTTGGTTTATACAACCATGTGTAGCCCGCAGCGCTTTTCTCGGCGAGTTCCGCCTGCCACGCGGTACCCGGCGTGGTGCCAAGAAATCCAATATCTGCGGTCAGGTTCTGCCGGTTGCTCGCAAAGATAAATCCGCGGAACAAGCCTCGCAGAGGAGCGCGGGACTTTCTTTTGCTCTTTGATGATGCCAAAACAGATACAGGCGTCAAGCCAAGTCGTCCAGTCTTCAAAAGAAATGATCCCTCTGTTTTCAAGCGAAGTGTTTCATAATGGATGGCCCGATGCGCCATTTTTTGTGTCTTCGCCGCTTCCGCTTTCATGATCTTGTTGACGTCCGTCAGGACTTTGAATCCCGCTTTCAGCATTATGCCTGCCTCCATCCTGAGCGGGTCAGGCTCAGTCGTGCTTCGCCACCGCTGATGCCGAGGTTTGCCTTGAGGTACCAGGTCTCGTCATCAATTATAAAGGTGTCACCTCGCTGCGGATCCGCCACATCGGCGCTCTTTACCAGGATGATCATCTCATCATCGGGCGGAGGGTCGGACATGATCGACGGGTCCTGCTCTTCCCGGACGATCGTCACGGTCGCCGCTTCTTCTCCGGATGCGGTGTATGATACCGATTCTGCGAATTCGTCCGTGTCGTAGAAGACGTCATCCAGGTCGGTCAATATGTCGGCTTTCAGTGTCATTTGTTTTCCTCTATACGAATACTATTACTATCAACCAGGCGACTAAATTGGCGACCACCAGCCAAGCGATTAAATCGAGTTCTTTCTCTTGGGTTGTTTTCATAATTATGCCCACCCTGTCCCCTCGTTTTTCTCTTCACACGCTACGCATCTTACAGCGTCCGGTCGGGCCTGGAGCCGCTTTAAAGGGATCGGCCTGTTGCAGCTCACGCAGCGTTTTCTTCCGTTAATATAGACCGGCACAGCATCCACTCCACGAGCGCGGGCGAAGGCGATGGCCTGCTCCCTGATCATGAGTTCGTGCTGCTGTGCAAGGTCGATGATGTCCATCTCAATTCCTCGCTGTCTGGTTTTTCTTTTCGTAAGTCCGGTACCCGGCGATCCCCAGCATCGCCACGACGAGCGATATCAGGGAGCTGATGTCCAGCTCGGGAAGATCGATATCCCAGTACACCAGGGCGCATCCGAGCAGTGGCCGAAACACCATCTGGTATCCAATCCCGAGGACACAGACCCAGCCCAGGGCCGGGCGCCATCCGGAGACAAACAGCTTCGGACTGGCCGCTTCAATCTTGTTGATCTCTGCCTGGGCGTTCATTCCCATCGCCTCAAGCTCGTCCGCCTTTTCGAGCAGCTCGGCTTTTTTCTCCGGGCTGATCTCGCCGGTGATCGCGGAGCGCAGATCCTTCGCGAGAGAGCCCGCTCCCTCCATCAAACCCTTAATGCTTCCGAATGATAAATCTCCCAGGATACCCATATTTCAGTCCTCCTGATATTGCTGTATTCGTTTCATCCAGCCACGGGCAAAGCGCGTGAGCTTTTCATTTCTTTTCGTTATCTCGACGTAATGAATAAACTGGAACCCGTTGAGACATTTGTACAGGGCCTGCTCGTCTCTGGCGCTCCACTTGTTCAGGGCGGCGATGGTAGCCGGGCCGATAAGCCCGTCCTCGGTCAGATCCTCGCCCAGGTAATTCAATGCGCGCTGCGCGATCCGGACGGCGGTTCTTCGGCCTGTGTTCACGGCGGTGTCAAACATCTCGCCCGCAATCCGGCCACTGTCCAATTTGTCCAGCACCAGCCGCTCCCAGTAGTCACGGAAATATAGGTATTTTGCATCAAAGACTGTCAGCGCGGCGATATCAACATCCGGATAGGAGCGTTTCGATATGCCCCAGTTTGTCTCTCCACCGGGATCCTCCGGATCGTTGACGTATCCGCCCTCGTGCCCGAGGGTTTCGTTAAATGCTTCCTGAAAAGAAATAGACATTATCAGCCTCCGTTATTCTTTGATTGCATCAGGCCCTTGAGTTCTCCGATCTCCCCGCAGAGCGTGGTGAGCGCGCTGGTGTTTTCTTTGAGTACCAGTTCCAGCCGGTCGAATCGCTTATAATTAGACAGGATGTTGGCTTCCATGCGCTTGCCAAACTCATTAAAGACTTGGACGTCGACCTTGCTGTCGAGCCGGTCCAGAACGTAGCGGATAATGATCCAAAACGCTCCGATACTGCCTACCGCTCCGCTGAAAATATATAGCCAGTTTTCCATGTCAGGGGCCCCCTTTTGGATTCAGTGGTCCAGAGCTCGAAGGCTAACCAACCCTGAACTCTGAACCCCGAACCTGTTCAATTAACTAAAGGTCGAATAGCTGGCCATCTGCCAGTAACCAAAGCCGACATTCCTTACAGCCTTGAGCCCGTAGTGATGGACATTATTCTCGAATTCCAGTTCGCTTCCCTCTGCTATGGCTGACACCTCAATTGGCACCTCTTCCTGCCTGATCAGAGGTTTGACATCGCTGTCTGTCCGGAAAGTTATCATGTTGGCAGTTCTTGCCGAGAGCCTCGGGTTGAATTCTCCGCGGAGCTTAAACCCGTCCAGGGTTGCCAGGACATTGGTCTCGCCGCTGGCAACATTGGTCTGACCCAACGCGCCCATGAGGGCTCCCCATAGTGCGGGGGTTCCCACCATGATCATGAACTCCCGGGCGTCCTCGTTCATCGGCTCGCCCTGGTCATCCTTATAACTGAGCATATAAGCAACGACGCCCAGAACCGCATCGATCATCTCTTCCACGGTCGGCGCGGTGGCGGTGGTAACATCCAGGGCCGTAACCTGAGTGCCTGTCAACAGGTTGAGCTGGGTGCCACTGTCTCCCTCACTGTGGTCAGAATCAAAGAAATACTGGCCGTCCCAACAGGTGGTCGCTCCCGCAACCAGAAGTAGATCACTCAGCAGTTTGGCCCAATGGCCTTGAGCTCGACGGGCAAGTTCTGAAATGCGAACCATAAGCTGGCCTGTCTTGTCGCGTCTGAGATCATCTACCGGGACTTCGAGGGTTGCCTCATAGGTCTTGTTTCTGATCTGATAGTCGCTTTCTCTCAGGGTCTTGGCGTCTCTGCCGCCCACCCATTCACGCAACCCGGGCGACTGACCCAGCGCCGCGTATGTTTCAACTTCCTGCGCGGATGGAATAAGCATCGCGCTCGCGTCCACCCATGCGGGGGCTGTAATGATTGAAAGTTTATGGAATATCTCACCGATAATTCCTTTTTCTCCTATTTTATATCCGGACATGTTATGTACCTCCGTTTTTTTTAGTTCAGGACGTTCATCCTGTATTTTTATCTGTTATCCTTATCGGCCCAGGTTCCGACCGAATATGGTTTAACCAGCGTTGCTCTTATCGGCCCAGGTCCCCACCATCTTCGTGACTATCCAGCCGGTGGCATCGCCATATTCGATGTCGATGAAATCACCTCTTCTCGACGTTGCCTGGGTGTTCTTAAGGCCATGATTAGCTGTGCCTCCAATATCCTGGGATATCATCAAGTCAGCCGCGGCCGGGGCCACATCGAGCTCCGCTATACCAAACGGCGCGATATTCAGGATCCTGAATGACATACCTGCAACTGCCGGCAGGGTTATCGTTTTGTCGTCGGTCGTCATGCAGATGACCTTGCCTGTATCCAGGGCATCGAGGGTCTTGTCCGCGGCTAATGTTTCCGCGACAAGGCCGCCATGAGGATCCTGCAGAACATCCACGTCAAAGTCCACAATTGCCACAGCGGCGGAAACATACCGGCGCATAAAGCCGACAAACACGCCACTCGTGGGTATGAAACTGAACGCGTTGTCATCCTGCGCATAAACAGGCTGGCCCACATCGGTGATCACCGCGCCGGTAACGGCCAGTTTGATCGCGCCCTTTTTAATGGTGCGCACATTGATAGCTGCCGCGGCGCCGTCGGAGTTATCCGCCTTTTTTTCGGCAAAGCCGACAAACTTGTCTGCCGAGGTCAAGGGCCTCGCGTGCCCCGATGCGTCCACAAGACCGACCGCGGCGCCCTCATAAATGATATCTGACGCAATAACCGGATAGTCATTGCGGTCCCCGAGTTCAAGCGCCCGAGGGTTATTTTTTGTTAATGTAGCCATGAGTTATTACCTCCGTTTTTTTGATTGTTTGATCTTCTTTGTTTCTGACACAGACTCCGAGCCGACTTCGATGGTCTTTTCGGAAGACTGGATCGGGATTCGTTCCACTGTGAGCATCGGTTCAGCCTGCAGCCGGGCTATTTCATCCGGGGTAAATCGATCATCCGGATAAATGACCTCCTCGATAGTATGAGGAATCCCGCACCGACGAAAGTCTTCGCGTTTGCTTTTAATCTTAATGGGCATAATCGAATCCCCCTATGACTTCTTCAGGCTTCTGACCCGGCCCGCGGCGACCGCTTCTTTATACGCGACATAGACTTCAGCTGAGCTGTAGTCTTTTTTCAGCTCGTCGCTGGCTTCATAGTCCGCTTTCCATTTTTCAGGACCTTCCGCTATGTTCGCCGGGTCG